TGCGCAGGCGCTGCTCGATGAGCGGGCCCAGGAAGAGGTAGTCGAGCAGGAGGGCTGCGTTGGACATCAGCAGTCCCTCCAGCTCTCAGCGCGGCCGAAGTGCTTGGTGCCGGGGTCGAACTCGACGCTGCCGACGCCTTCGGGCTCGGGCACGTGGGCGGGCTGGATCAGGTTGATCGTGCCCTTGCCGACCGCCATGAAATAGCGCTCGGCCGATTCGTACATCTTGGTCGCGGCCTCGTCGGCCTGGACCGACATCAGCATGTAGCGAGCCACGTTGCAGCAATGCATCGACAAGATCTGCTGAGCGGCCGACTCGGTGATGGGCACGCTGTAGCGGCCGACCAGGTAGCCATCGATCCAGGCGCTGGCATCGGCCAGCGCACGGTAGAGGACGGACTCGTTTGTGGCGCCAAGGCGAGGCTCGCCTACATCAGTGAGGCGCTCGATCTCTTGAGGGCCGAACTTGAGCTCCATGTCGGAGCGTGCGGCGTAGGGGGAAGGCATGGAGGGGCCTGCGTTGGGGTTGGACCAGAAGGTCAGATGTGCGGCACGGGCTTGCCCGTCGTGCTGATGCAGCTCACGCTGTTGCCACCGACCACGAAGTCCAGCGTCTGGCCATCACGGCCAGCAGGGTGGATGTAGAAGGTGACGCCGCCGTCTGATTGAACGGTGACGCGCAAGCTGTGGTCGATGGCGCCGGCAGCAGCGGCGTCAACGAGGTACTTCTCAAGGGTCTGGGAGGGCTTGGATTCGGGCATGGTCTTGTCTCTGAATAGGGGTGTGAGGCTCCCACTCACTGCGGCTGAACGACACCTCTGGGGCAACATGGCCCCACCTCTCGCCCCTCCAGGCTCAGGTCTTGGTGGCGCCCTCGCCGTCGGCGGCGGTGGCGTCAATGGTGGTGCGCACGGTGATCAAGCGGGGCTCGCCCTCGATGGCGGCGAGCTGCTCTTTCGTGAGGTCGGCCAGCGCGATGATCTTCGCTTCGGGGCCGAAGGCGAGGCCGCCGCGGCGGAAGCCTTCGACAGAGCACAGCACCTTGATGGCGGGAATGGTTTTGGGGGCGGTGGCCATGTGGGTCTCCAGGATGTGATGCGAGTTGGGCGGGCCGATCAGGACAGCCAGGGGCAGACCAGGACCTCGGCCGTGTTGGCGTACACGTTGTCGGAGCCGTTGATGCCGCGCTGTTGCTTGATGACTTCGAGTGCGGCCTTCTCGAGGCTGGGCGGCACCAGCATCAGGTTGCCGGTCACGCCGAGGGGCTTGCCGTTGTCGGCCTTGAAGCCGCCCATCTCGGAGCGGGCGGCCGCGTAGGCCGTCTGGTCGAGCGGCTGCTTGGAGCCGTAAGCGAACTGCCACATGCCGAAGCCCACATTCGAGCGGCCATCGGCGCCGTACGTGAAAACGTTTTTCTCGAAGACCTTGTCATCGTCGAGCTTGTCCTTGGCCACGAAGGCATAGTCGCGGCGCCGCTGCAGGATGATGGGCTTGATCACCTTGCTCATGTCCAGCAGGTACCAGGCCGTGCCCGAGCCCCCCTGGAAGTTGCTGATCGAGGCGACCGAGCCGGGCAGGCCCACTGGGTGGTCGGTGTCGAAGAAGTACTGCCCGTCGTAGCACGGCGTGCTGAAGCCACTGGCCAGCAGCGCGAAGACCAGCTCGTCAGGGTGCAAACGGGCGTCCTGGCCCATCTGCTGCATGAGTGGCGTGTAGACGCCATATTGGTCATCGTCGATGGCCTCGCGGGACACCTCAACCGTGTTCTCGAACGTCTTGTTCTTGATCGAGTAGCCGTGGGTCTTCAGGGCCTGGTACTGGCGCTCGCCCAGCCACTCACGGAAGCGCGTGGTCATGCCCAGCCAGCCGTACTTTTCTTCGGACGTGCTCGAGGGCACGGTCATGGCCACGCGCTGCGACATCGGCTGGACCGACTCGAAGGCACCACGGAAAGCGGCGTTGAAGCCCTGGTTGAGGATGGCCATGTTGGCCGCGTTGACTTGCATGAGCGTGCTCCTGAGAGGGGATGCCTGTGGCGGTGTGGGCGGTGATGGGCGGTGCGGCTGTGGCTTAGAACTCGACCCAGACGCCGTCGGCATCCACGTCAACGATCTTGCCGGCCACAGGGCGGGTGTTGGTGGCGCTGGTCTTGGCCACAGTCTGGTTGTCGACCACGTAAGCCGAGTCGCCCACGCTGGTGAGCGTGATCAGGTCAGCGGCCGCGGAGTTGAAGAACTGGAAGGTGCCCTTGCGGACCTGGCCCTTGATGGCGCCATCGATGCCAGCGCTGTTGTCGGCCTCGAACTCGGCGACACCCACGACCTTGTGGGCGGCCACGGCGGCGGCGTTGACCAGCACACCAGCAGCAGAGATGGCGGCGATCACGCCCACGGGGATCTTGGTGGCGGCGGCCACGGGGAAGGTGAACTGGCGGCTGTCACGACGCTTGGTCATGCGGCCTTCTGCGGTTGCGGTCATGGCTTGCTCCGTTGATCAGATTGGTGGCTTGGCCTGGGCTCAGGCGGCCTTGTTGAACTGCTCGGCGGTGAGGCCCATGCGGGCGATCACATCGGCCTGGACGGCGCTGAGTGCGGCGGTGTCACCGCCTTCGCCCGGGTCCTTGCCGCGGCTTTGCTGGGTGCCCAGGCTCATGACCGGGGCGTCTTTGACGTAGGCCTGCAGCGCGGCCAGGTCTTTGTTGCCCAGGTCGGTGGCCCAGCCCTGCATGGCGGGGATGAGCTTGCCGTCGGCAATGGCCTTGTCGATCACGCTGGTGACCGTGGCGGCGGTCGACTGGGCTGACAGCGCGGCGACCTGCTGCTGCAGGGCCTTGATGGTGTCGAGCGTGGTTTGCTCGCTGGTCTTGCTCTGTGCTTGCAGCGCGGCCACGGCGCTCACGGCCACGTCCACATCGGCATCGGTCTTGATCGACAGCGCAGCGGCCAGCTGTTGCGGGATGACGGGCTTCTCAACAGCGCGGGCCTGCAGGGCAGACAAGGCAGCCATCGCATCGGCCTCGGTGGCATCAGCTTTGAGAGACAGGGCGGCGATCAGCAATTGCAGGAGGTTCACGTTGGGCTCCGGTTTGGTTTGAGTGGAGAGGGCGGCAGACAGGTCGGCCTGGAGCGATGCAACGAGCGCGTCCATGCCAAGCACTGCGGGGGTGTTGACCAGGGCGGCGTTGAGCACGCCGGTCACATTGCCCTGCTCATCGAAATTGATGAGGGGGCTGATGTAGAGGTATTCCTTGGCGTCGATGTGGCCCTGGGCTTTGGCCGTCCAGTCGACGTTGAGGGCGTACAGGCCTTTGCCTGCGCGCCACTCGAACTGCGTGGCCCAGCCGGATGCCGGCGCGGGCTGCCCATTTTTCAGGGCATGCAGTGTCTGGTGTTCGTAATCGAAATTGAAGGCGGAGAGCTGCGCCGTGCGCGTCATCTCGGCCGCGAGTTTCACGCCTTGCGCATCGCTGACCCTCCAATATTTACCGGGGCCTGGCCGGCCATCGCGGGCTTTGAAATCACCAGCGGGCAGCAACTGCACAGCGGCCTTGTCATCCAGAGCAATGGCGCTGAGGAGGGCAAAGTACTGCGAGGTGATGGGCTGGGTTTTCTTCATGACGCCGCCAGTTTCTGGCGTGGCGTCAATCTCGTCTTGTTAAAACGTTTTTAGAAAAGCTGAGCCAGGAAGGCTTCGACTTCGGCGACCAGGTCGGCCTCGTCACCAGGCCCCAGTTGCCCGGTTTGCCAGTTGGCAGTGAGCAGGCCACGGCGTGGTGGGCGCTTGCCGTCTTTGCTGCCCGTCTCGTGGTACTGGGCGTACAGCTCCGAGAAACCCACCTCGACGCTGGTGCCCAGCACGTTGTAGGTCAGGCTGTCGCGCATGTGCCTGGTGCGCTCCAACAGGCTGCCAGGGATGGCGCCCTTGTATTTGCGCTCGTAGCCCTTGAGCGTGGATTCTGCCAGCGCCTGCCACGGCACGCCAGCGGGATCGGTCTTGGTCTCGAAGCGC